TTTCCCTGCCGAAGACGGCAGGTCGTCGTATGGGTATGTGTGTGTCGTGGCCGAGCGGTGCTACTGGTCGAGAGACCCCGTGAAGCCTCCCGAGAGGCAGTATGTGGTGCTTGACGAGGCCGGCTCTTCTTCTTTCTACGGGCTGTCGGACGATGTGGTCGCCCTTAAAGACAAGTATCTGTCCGATTTCGTGTCGTGCCCTGCCTCTCCGGCCTCTTCTGTGGAGGCCCTGCGGAGGATGGAGGGGCTGACGCACTACCCTGAGGACCCTCCGCCGCTGCTGCGCCAGCGGTGGAAGACGTTTGTCTCACGAAACACGGTGGCCGCCATACGGGAGACGTCCCTCCCTGACGGGGCCGACATCCATACGGACCTCAACACGATGTGGGATAAAGAGCTGCAGCACCCTGATGACGGCCTTCCCGTCTTCGGCTCTGCGGCGACGGCTCCTCTCAAGGCTTTGTATGTCCTGGGGTCGTCACGGGAGTCTAATTTCACGACGACGCTGGCGGCTCAGGGCATACGCACCCGTGATGAGACGGTCCTTTCTGCCCTGTGGCTGGCTGTCAGGGGCCTCGAGTCCACCCTGTGGTCGGGCATGTCGTCTACCGAAGACCCTCGGGAGCGGCTGCGGCCGTTCGAAGAGGCGGCAGACCCCAGAAATGTCTCCGGATACTGAGCGATGACCCTTAAAGACCTGCACGAGATGCTCGACTGGTCCCTGTGGCTGGAGGCCAGGGGGCGTGATATCCCGAAAGAGGGCGATTTCCTGCATAACTACCAGAACGTGCTCCTTCTGGGGGCTATTTACGGGACGGGAGCCGACAAAAACGGTAACATGCTCCCTTTTCCCGAGGCAGAGAAGGAAGAGAAGGCCGCAGAGGCCCGCCAGATGCTCGGAGACGTGTGGAGCCAGGCGGTGGAGGTGCTGAAAAAGGAAAAAATGGTGTTCTGAGGCCCTGCGGGTAAAAAAGACTTGACATATGGAGGTAATACTTCGTAGATTCCTCTTGTAATGGTGTGTTCCTTTCCTGAAAGGCCACGGGTAGGGTGGCGGTAAGCCCTTCCGTGGCCTTTTGTGTATATATGTGCAGTATGGCCAAAATAAGGGCAGGCTGGACCGGGTGCCTACCTCACCCCTCCAGCCTCCCTTCGGCCTTATTCTCTATTTTGGAGCACTATATGGCGATGCCCCCGGAGTTTATCGGCGGCCTTCCAGGGCCTGAAAGCCCTGTTGGCCCCCCTGGCCTTGGAGAGGAAGGCGATCCTGGCCTTTTTGGAGAGGCTGAACCTTTTTTAGGACGAGAGACTGCCGAAGATACGGGCGACACGAGACGGGCCCCGATGTTTCCGGACCCCGAGCCGCTGGATTTCTCTGAAGAAGAGCAGGAAAAAATTGCCCAGTATGTGTGCAGTATCGCACAGGATGCGGTCATCGCCCGTAACGAGTGGGCGGGAGACCACCTCCGGTTCGACCAGATGTTCCGTGGCAGGGTAGAAGACTTCAATACCCGTAAAGGGCCGTGGGAAGGGTCTTCCCGGCTCCACGTCCAGATGCCTTACTGGCTGGTGGACGCCATACAGGCGAGGCTGACACACACGATATGGAGCCAGACACCGCTGGTGCAGGGACACTGGGAGGAGTCTGATGACGAGCAGGTGGCTAAAGATGCCGCCTTTAACGTCGAGTGGCACCTCCAGCCCAAGAGGATGAGTGCCCGTGCGACGTGGTCCCGTGCCAGCAAGATCAGGCTGATCCACGGATGTTCCGTCTCCCTCCTGTCGTATGTCCACGACACGTATACCTACCGAACAGCAGACTACGATATTTCCGATATCGAGTACCCTACCAACCCCGATGGAACCTTACAGATCGACGAAGAGACGGGCAGGCCCGTTGAGGTCGCCCCGGACCCCAGGATCTATGTCCGTGACGGAACAAAATACCGGGGTCCGGTGATGTATCCCTTCGAGTGGGATGATGTCATCGCCCCGATCGGGTGCATGAACCTTCAGCCCAACTGCCCGAGCAACCCCGGAGGTGCCGACTGGGTCGTCACCCGGCAGTATGAGTTCCTGTCGCTGATGCGGAAGAAGGCCACAGCCGAGAACCCGGCATACCCCGAGATGTTCGAGAAAGACCGTGATGACGAGTGGTGGCTGGGCAACGCCTCCGACCAGGTCAGGTCGGGACAGTCACGCTCCGGAGGAGAAAACAACGAAAGGATCAGGCAGCAGGACAGGATGGAAGGCAGCAACCGGTCACAGGCGGTCTCGAGGCAGTCTGACGAGACACGGCCCAACCCCGAGTTCGAGGTGTATACCTACTGGGGGCCCTACGAACATCCGGAGACGGGAGAGCAGACCGAGATGGTCTTCTTCGTCTCCAAAGACCAGCAGGTCTTCCTCGGAGGCTTCCTTCTCGCCGACCTGGTATGGACAGGCAAGAGGCCGCTGGTGGAGATGCACTACCAGACGGTGAGCAACCGCTTTTATTCGATGGGCGTGTGCGAGATCGTCGACCACCTCAGCCAGGAGCTGGACACGCTGCACAATATGCGTGTTGATGTGGGATATGCGACCAACCTGCCGTGGTATTTTGTGCGGGCATCGTCGTATATACGTCCCTCCGAGATCAAGCTGAGGCCTATGGCCATGATCCCTGTGGATAACCCTCAGGACGTGGTGTCTCCGCAGGTGCAGAACGTCACCTCTTTCTATCACCAGGAGGAGTCTCTCCTCCTGACCATCGTAGAGAGGGTGATGGGCATCACCGACCTTTTTCTGGGTATCTCTCCCACTTCGGGAGCGTCTGCCCGACACGCTACAGGATTCCTGGGCACCAAGCAGGAGGCTGAGGCCCGCATGTCGGAGCCCCTGGCGCAGGACGCCGAATCCTTTTCTTTTCTGTGCGGGCTTGTATACGACCTGGAGATGCAGTTCGGCCCGATAGAGCGTTCTTTCAGGCTTGAAGGAGAAGAGTCTTCTCTTCTGAGGGAAGGGCTGACCAGAGACGACCTGTGGTTCCGGGGACAGTATGATTTCCGGCTGGGTGCCAACGTCGGCATGTTCAGCCAGCAGAACCGTTTTGACCGTGCCCAGACCGCTTTTGAGATCGGTGCCAACAGTCCGTTGACGATGCAGGATATGGGACGCCGGTGGGAGATGGAGTCCGAAGTATACCGGAGCATGGGTTACGGGGAGAGTGATGTAGTCCGGTTTATCGGACCTAAAGACGCAGTCTCTGCCGGAACGCCGGTGAGGCAGAACGAAGAGAATGCCCGGATGTCGCAGTTTAACTTCGGCGTCGGGAAGCCGGCACCTGTACATCCCTCCGATAATGACGAGGAGCACCTTACGGAGCTGGATGCCTTTGAGAATTCGAATGAATATAATGCTTTGGGAAGACCTAATATATCAGCCTTTTCTGCTCACCGTGCCTTGCACTACCAGCAGATATCACAGAAGCAGATGCAGCAGCAGCAACAGCAGATGATGGCTATGCAGGCGCAGGCGCAGCCCCAGGGGCCACCAGGCCCCGGAGGAGCTTCTCCTCAGAACAGGGCCAGCGCACAGATAGGCAATGTCACTCCCGGCGGTGCTGGCAACTTCGCCCAGACATACCAGGCACAGACCGCTGGGGCCGGTGGCGGCGGCATGATGAATGGTGGCGGCGGGGTGCCTCCACCGCCGAACCTCGGAGGGTAGCCGTTGGAGGACAGCACCAGAGAGGCCTTGTGGGCCACCTTTTCGATGCCGGGATGGGTGTATGTCGAGACCCAGCTGGACGAGATGGTTCGGGAATACGAACAGAACGCTCTGAATGCCTGCCTGGCAGAAGAAGACCGGTATCAGCTGGGTAAGCTTCACGGCCTGATGGAATCTATTTCATACCTTAAAAATCTGGAGGAAGATGCCCGTCCAGGATATCCCTGATCACCTGAAGGGGCCCATCGTCAAGCGGTGGGTCGCCGAAGACCGGTGGGTAGCGGCCACCGTAGAGCAAGGAGAGTCTCTCGGCCAGGAGCAGAAGCCCCGTATCGTGATGAAGGGGATGACGATCTCCACGCTGGAGAAAGTAGCCCTCGAGTTGTTTCAGGAGGCCCGCAGGCGCAGGCGTCTGGAAGGCAAAGTCAAGAAAGTCAACCGGGAGAGGAGAGAGGCTGCCGGCAAAGGCGTATACGATGCCTTTTAAGAGCGACAGGCAGCGTGCCCTTTTCTATGCGGCTGAAGGCGACCCTTCCATACGCAAAAAACACGGAATGACGAAGACCGACGTCTCTAAAATGATCGCCCACAAAGACCGGAGCTCTCCGGGGCAGAAAGGGTGGACACGCAAGAAGGGGGCGAGGTCTACGTGGGATACTAACAAATACTGACTTATGCCTATATCTCCACAGATACGAAAGAGCCCTATTGAGGGACTAAGACAGCATATAAAGAACCCGATAGTTCGTGGACTGCTTGAAGCTATGCTTCCACAAGACCCGAAAGAGCTTGCGCTGGATGTTGCGCTAGGGCTTGCGACGGGTCCTGTAGGAAAAGCAGGAAAAGTAGCTTGGAAAGGCATAAAACCTTTAAAAGAAGTTCTTGCATCGAACAAAATTTCTAAAAAAATGTTCGATTGGTTTGACAAGAATCGAACTAATCTTGTGGGTAGAAAAGATCCTAAGAAAGCTATAACAATACCAACGAAGAAATTGAGAGACCCTGAGCTTCCTTGGAGATCTGGGTCTGTTCAATCGAATATACGAAAGAGAGTACCCGGCTTGAAAGAAACAGAAGTTCGTGATGCTCAATATCTTGAAAACCTAAAGAAAGATATTAGGAAAAAAGGTATTAAAGATCCTGTTACTGTAGATATTGACCCTAAGACAGGGGAGGTTGAAATTATTGATGGAACGCATCGGATTATGCTGGCTGAGGAGATAGGAATCGAAAGGGTTCCTGTGGTATTAACTCCAAATTCAGTAGGTTCTCACTTAGACCCAGCAAAAGATGCGGCAATTAAAACGATACAATTTCTCCTTAAAGCTGGGGCAAGCCCTCTCCCATGACGGACTACCAACAGGCACTGAGGTCGTAGCGATGTATGAATATCCGGCGAGGGTAGAAAGGTGGGTCGATGGAGATACGGTGGACTTACGTATTGATCTTGGTTTTGACATTCATCTTGCTAGCCGTGTTAGACTCTATGGGATAAACACCCCGGAAACCCGGACAAGGGATCTTGAGGAGAAAAAGCGAGGGCTGGCGGCCAAGGCAAGAGTCAACGAGCTCTGCCCCGTGGATTCCGGCGTCGTCTTGAAGACGACGAAAGACGGGTCTGGCAAATATGGGCGTATCCTCGGAACGATTATGCACATAGAGAAAGGGAATATAAACGAGTTGCTGGTGAAAGAGGGACACGCTACGGAGTATTTCGGAGGAAAACGCTAACCAGGAGGTGAGTATGGCTAAATATCGCTCTGGAGGCGGCAGAAGTCATAACAGCGGCAAGCGAAAGGCAGAGGGAGGAGCCGATTATGACGGCTCTGAGAAGGCCGGGAAAGCGACCGGCAGTCTGCATAACGCTTCAAAACTGAACCCCAAGGGGATGACCAAAGCCAAATCTATCAGCAGCGGAAGCCCGTCACGACATATGTGGTAATAAACGATTTAAATCTAAGAGGATACGAGAATGGCAGAAGAAACAACAGCAAGGCCAGGCGACGTTTCGAGCGACGATACAGCTCAGGCCCCTGCGCCAGAGGCCACTGAACAGCAAAATACAGAAGAGCCTGCTTCCGAACCGGTTGAGGAGAGCCCTGATATACGGTTTGCGTTGGCAAACGATACTGCTGGAAAGGCAAGCTCTGGTAATGAGAACCAGGAGGGGGCTATCCCGTCCTGGAGGCTCAAGGAAGAGTCGGAAAGACGGCGTACAGCAGAAGCCCAGCTGGCACAGACACAGCAGATGATGTCTGGAATGATAAACCAGCAGCGTGTCCCCGCCCAACAGAACCCTGCCCAGGAAACGGAAGAGGAAAAGCTTCGACGGTCTTTTGGGTCGGAGGAAGATGGAGGGCCACAGGCCTATGAGGCGGTCAGGAATGTTTCGGAGTTTACAACACGGCAGCTGATAGATCAGGCCAAGACCGAACTGCGGCAGGAGATGCGTGGAGAGGTCGACAGGAGAGTAGGAGGCGTGACCGCCTCTATTTCTACCTCTCAAGAACTTTCAGATCTGAAGGCTAGTGGGTATATTGACGATGCGGCAGAGCAGGAGATAGGTCGCCGTATGGCCGCTGCTATTACAGAGAACCCTGCGTGGGGAGAGTCGAATAACCAGCCGTTTCTCCTCAGCAAGGTGTATCTGACGATGCTTCAGGGAGGAGAGCTTCGTCCGGGGGTAACCCCTTCTTCTCCGGCAACACCTTCGGGTAACGGCAACAGTATGCACCAGCCCGGCGGTGGAGGGCAGAGGCTGACGACACGCCAGAGACAGGAAAACAAAGATACACAGTTGAAGGAGATGCAGAAACAGTTTCCGAAGAAACTCGGAAACATGTCGATGGATCAACTTCGCAACCTTTATACCGATGCGGTCGGTGATACCGAAGGGCAACAGCAGGGTTTTGCTGCCCCCCCAGGTACGACGGCATATGTTCACAGGAGGTAGATCGTGGCTGACAAAAAAGATTTTTCTTTCAACAAGGGCCAGGGTCAACAGGCTACTCCTGACAATGCTCCAGACAGGAAAGTTGCGGAAGACGACGGCTACCTGAAAGACACTTTAGACTGGTGCTTTGCCAATATGGAGACGGACAGCACGGGAAACAGGCCGTGTCCGTGGTGTGCAAACAACTTCTTCTTCGGCGATGAGGCCGAGTTCGAGAGGACGATCCACAACCACTGGCTGGAAAAGCACCGGGCGCATCTTGAGATGACGCACTTCAACCCGGAGATGGGATGGGATGCGTATGCGATCATGTCGGAACTCAAGAAGCTGAAGGACGATCAGGAAGAGGCCAAAGCTAAAAAAGGCCTCGATGTGCTGGACGAGCTGGACTCCTACGACATCCTCTACCTTCCGGAAGAGATGCGTCGTCGGGCCAGGGTCGAAGGTGGGAAGTTCCACTGGGCCAAGCCCGACAGGGTGCAGCGATACAAAGACCAGGGCATGCAGGTGGTCAATACGGACGACCCCAAATGGAACATGAACAAAGGGGATATGAAGCACCAGCACAGCCATGAAGACAGCACGGTTCGTGCTAACGAAATGATCGCCGTCTATGTACCTCCTATCCTCAACACACGGAGGGATAAATTCAGAAGGGCCAAGGCGGCTGCCCAGGGCAACCCCGCTTCTTCACGTGAAGCACAGCAAAGAGAAGTGGGAGATGTCGGCAAGAGGGCATACGAATATTACAAGAACACCAAGAACTCAACGCACGATGAAGCCATGCGTATGGCTCGAAGGGTGGAGGATTCAGTGGCGGCAGGACAGGCCCCTATGCCTCTGCGTGAGCCTAACGAACGGAGTATCGTGCATAAACGGAGATAAATTGTTATGGCTAACACAGACAATGCCATTGGTTTTATTCCAACACCACTGGTAAGAGCTAGGAGATACCACAAAGATGCGGATGAGGTTGGAAACGCACACGACGTGTGCTATGCAGGCGATATAGTACAGCTACAAACAGATGGAGAAATTCTTTCGTCGGCTGTCGATGGAGCAAAACATCTTGGTGCAGCAGTAACATTTCTGACTTCTGGAGTTCAGGGTGTTGTTCAGGTCGCTGATCATCCTGACCAGGAATTTATCTGTCAGGATGACGGGTCGGGCACTGTTTCTTGGGAACGTATTGGAGAAAATGCTGATCACGTGAGAGGTGCAGGCACTTTGGCACTAAAAAAGTCTGGGCATGAGTTAGACCTGTCTAGTGCTACAGCAGGTGCGGCAGGATTTGCTATTCTTGACTTTGTCTCTTCTCCAGACAATGCCATTTCAGACTATGCTCGTACCCGGGTTATATGCAGAGAACATTTCCTTAAGGGTGCGACAAACAACATCTAAGCCTAGATAACAGGAGGTAATACCCTAATGGCAACTTCAATCGCCATGACTGCGAACTTTGAGAATGATACCAGAACCCGTGGTATCCATCTCATCTGCTACCAGTCTTTCGCTGAGCGAAAGCCGGTAGGCAGGACTTTGTATAACGTTTATGACAGCAATCAGTATCGAGAGCATATCCTGACCTTTGGCGGGATCGGGATCTTCGATGAGAAAGCCGAGGCCGAGGCGATCAACTACACGACACCGGTCGAAGGCTTCCTCTCTACATTCACCCATACGACATTCGCCAAGGGCCTCCGTATTTCCCAGGAGCAATGGTCGGACGATCTGTATGGCGTGATGGAAGACTCTCCTGCCGAGTTGGGCCAGTCTGCATATGCGACCGAAGAGACCACGCTGGCAAACCATTTCAATAACGGCTTTGACAGCAGCTACACGAACGTGGACGGAAAAGAGCTTTTCGCTACCGACCATATCCGTGAAGACGGCTCCACGTATAAGAACGAACTGACGACATCAGCTGACCTGTCTTCCTCTTCTCTGGAGCAGGCACTGATCGACTTCCGTAATTTCCGCACAGGCGGTGGCCGACGGTTGCAGATACAGCCAGAGACGCTTCTCGTGTCTCCGGACAACCAGTTCAATGCGGCACGTATCCTCGACTCGACGCACCGGCCAGAAGACGACACCAATGCGGTACAGCCGATCAATGATCTCGGGCTGTCCTTGCAGGTGTGGGACTACCTGACAGATACCGATGCATGGTTCCTGATGGCTGGAAAGGCCAATCACAAGCTCGTGATGTATGAGCGTGAGCCCTTCACCACCAGCGACGTCTTCGACTTTGATACGGGAGACCTGAAGTTCAAGGGTGCTTTCCGGCAAAGTTCCGGATGGGGTGACCCACGAGGGATCTTTGGTTCTCCGGGTGCGTAATCCAAGGTAAAAACCTCGCCTGGCGGTAGGCTTCAGCCAGGTCACATAGGGGGGGCCGAGTAGCTTCGGCCAAAGGCCCACCTTTTTTTCAAGGAGATAATAATGGCTAATTTGACGTATGCACGAGGCCGGTGGATGAACCTGGACAAACCGGGCGGTGCAGTCTTTTTCGTAGGTGGCGGCACTCCGGCCTTCAAGGGTGTTGGTCGATCTAACAGCTATTCGGGGCTGACTCCCGAAGAGCCGTTGTCAACCATCGCACAGGGCGTGACTAACTGCGTAGACGGGCGTGGAGACACAATCGTCCTTCTTCCCGGCAGTGTAACAGTCACTACGGCTATCGCCATGTCCAAGACAGACGTTACCCTCTCGGGGGTAGAACCAAACGGGTCTATCAACCCGTCAGGTATCCTTGTCAATGCGAATGCCATCGACGGAATCGCTGTCACAGCAGCGAATGTCGTCATCGAAGACCTTCATTTTCCTGCCTCTGGCGTGTCGGCAGCTGCGTCTCGTATCGACGCAGGGGCCGCAGGCCTCACGGTCAGGAACTGCACTTTCGAATGTGGAGCCCATGACCCGGAGACTATCACTATCCCGGCGGCAGGACTGCATACACATATTTTAAATAATCGTTTTTATATCACCGTCGATGGGCCGGACGCCGCCATCGAGATACAGTCTGCGTCAGCGCACTATATCAACATCATCGGTAATGTCTTCCACGGCATGGAAGACTCTCCTTCCTGGGATGACGCAGCTATCCACAGTACAGTCGCTCATATTGACTGCCTCGTTAAGGGCAATACCTCTACTTTTGGTGTTGCCATTAAATTTACGGCAGCGGCTAAGGGAATGATCAGCGACAATGATATGGGTGAAGGAACATTAGGATCTATGCTCGATCCGGGTTCCTGCATGTGTACCCGTAACTTTGAAGCCGACGCAATAGACCAGAAAGCCAGAGAGTTCCCGACGACGGCGGCATCGTAATCTGAGGAGGTTTTATGCCTATCAATGATGGTAATATCAAGCGGGTTCTCAGGTTTAAAGATGGAGGCTCTAGCGCAAAGGAAGCTCTCAAGGTTATCTCTGACCGTGATGATGCGGCAAAGACTACTTTGGAGGATGTCGAAGAGGTCTTCCGTAATCCTCCAAAGAAGAAAGCTGAAAAAGCCGTCAAGAAAGCAAAGAAAACGATCAAGAAAATTTCCAAGAGGCTGCGATAGTGGATGTCATGGTGAGATGTCCCACCCGTGGGAGCCTGACTGTAGGGACGTCAGCCTTCCTGCGGATGATACAGAAGAAGCGACCAGGGTGGGATGTCAGAGAGTATATCTGTAAGTTTGCTATCGACGTGGGCCGGTCGGAATGCGTCGCTGAAGCCAAAAGGCAGGAGGCAGACTTCCTCCTGATGGTCGACGATGACGTGAGGAGCGACGAGAGAGCATTAACGCTTCCGGAACACAACGTTCCGATCGTCGCCGGCATGGTTCCTACGTGGAAGCTGGGGCATTTTCACTGGGCGGCATACGACCTGGACAATCAAGGTGTCCTGTCGTCCATACCCCATACAATCCATCGAGGCCTCCAGCAGGTATATGCTGTCGGCAGTGCGCTCTTGTGCATACGGAAAGATGTCCTTTCTCTCTCACCTGCCGATATAGGACCCCTGTTTTCCTTCGACAAGAACGGTGATGGCACGATGAAGCCTCTGGGCGGCGAAGACATAAACTTTTGCCGGAAGATGCACACGCTGAACATTCCGGTATACTGTGATACTTCCGTGCTTGGGGAACACTTCGGTGCCGTAGATATGGCTACGACGATGTATGCTGCAGACAGAGGAGAATCGATTGAAGGTTCTAATCCCGTCTCTCGGATGTCATTCGGGCTTGTCGTTGACACTGGAAAGTTACCGGTTTCTTTGCCCAGAAGTACAAGTTATCGTCGTCTGTGGGACACAAAAAAAGAAGGACCGGCTATTTCTGGAAAAGACAAAAAAACGATTTCCGTGGGTAACCTTCATTTTCTTTAACGAGAACTACGGATTTCCAGGAAACATTAACCGGGGCCTGCGTGAGATCGACCCAAAAGAAGATGTCGTCATCAGCAATGACGATGTAGTTGTCCTCAGGCCGAACTTGGAATCCCGGATGCTGAACATTATCAGAGATTGCGGGAATGACGTAGGTGCCGTGGGTGCAGTCAGCAACTATGTCTTGTCTCACCAGCTGTATACTCACGGCGGCAGCGGTGTTCAGGAGGTGCCTGTTCTCTCTTTCTTCTGGGTATACTTGACCAGCAGGGCCAGGCAGTTGGTAGGTGGCCTCGACGAAGACTACGGGCTCGGGCTGTCCGATGACCTCGACTGGTGCTACCGGGCGAGGAAGAAAGGTTTCAAGCTGTTGTTGGACAGGGAGACACTGATATGGCATCACGGGTCCCAGACATTTTTGGCCCTGGAAAATAACGGAGACCTGCTAATGACATACGGAGAAAGAGACGAGGCCAACCGAAATCTTCTCATCAAAAAACATCCGGAGATATCGGAAAACATTAAGGAGTAACTCATGGCTGCACCGACACCCACCACCTATCAGAGACAGGTCGGCAAGCACGTGGCCATCGCCTGGGACGCTGAATGGGCCAACACCGATAATATGACCGACGTGGTCGTCCTCGACCTGTCGGCGATGGCAGAAAACTATACGAATACCCTGACGGTAAAAAAGCTTTTCCTTCTGGCTACGACCGGAATAGAGGTGGTACTGGAGTTCGATGCCAGCACCGACTCACTGGTGGCAGTCCTCCCGGAGGGAGCGACAGGCCCGGTCAATATCGACTTTTCCGACTGGCCTGACGGAGGGATAACCAAGACAGGAGCAGGCGCTACCGGCGACCTGGTGATCACGACTACGGGGGCCGGTTCTGGAGACCGCATATATCTGGCAGTGACGGCAGAACTTTCGTAAGGGGGAGATATGGCTGACACGCTGGGTGCTGTAGTCAATGCAGGCCTTAAGGCTATCGGTGAGCCCGAGATTACGGAGTTCACTTCGACCAATATCCTTCAGGAGACGCTGATCGAGGATGCCAACGAAGGGGTCCACGACATCCTGGAGGCCGCCAGATACCGGTGGGGTCTGCATCGGGATGCTTTTACTACCGAGGCGACGATCACATCGGGAAAGGTGGCTGTCACCAACGGCTCTACTACGGTCACATCGAAAGATTCCGATGGTGACGATGCCGACAACTTCGGCTCTGTCGAAGCGGGTAATATTATCAAGATAGGCTCGGACTCCACCACTTATGAGGTGGCATCGGTCAGCACGGGATCTTCTCCTGACACCCTGACCTTGTCGGACGCATACCTCGGGTCTACGAGCACTTCGACTTCATATATTATTCTAAAAGACACATATGCCTTGTCGATCACCGGCATCGATGAGGTCATGTCGGTAGCCTACCAGGAGAGCGGTAACCTTGGGGGCAATGACAATATAGACATCGTGGATATGCTGTCGCTGATGAGTCTGTCAGATGGTGATTTGCACCGTAATACATCAGGCAAGCCGGCTAAAATCGCACAGAGAAATCCAGACAGCTCGGACAATCCCCAGTTCGTAATGTGGCCCTACCCTGATACGGCCTACCTGGTATACGTCCTGTATACCCTGAAGTTTACCTCCAATACAACATTCGGCACCAACATGTTCGGCGGTGATGCGCCTGACGTGGCTTATGATGCCCTGCGCCACCATTCCCGGTGGCGTGCGTGCATATACGACAACGATTTCCAGCAGGCCCGTATGTGGATGGAGCAGTATGAGCGGGCCCGCTTTCAGCTGGTCTCCCGTGAGAGCCGTGCTTTCCGTGGGGAGAACACTATTTCGGTGGAGACCTATAGGACAAGAACATGGCGTCGTGGCACACAGACAGTGAGCCAGATCGCCTTTGATACGGTGTAGACTATGCCCTGGAGCGAAGAGTCTCATTTCAATTTTGGCGGAGGTATCTATCGGTCGACGAGTGCTATAGATATTAAGTTTCCAAACAATGCAGTGTTTGACGCCCTGAATATGGTATATGGCCAGGAGAGCGACAACCCACAGACGATGTATGGTGCGTCCCGTATCGGGTCGACAGATATGGGAGGTGATGTGTCCGGCCTTTTTGATTACAATAACGGAACGATGCTTCTTGCATCTTCTGAAGATGGGAAGTTTTACAACTATACAGGAGGAGACTGGGCAGCGGAAGGTGGAGCAAGAGCTTCCAGTAACTCGACGACAGCAGGGGTACGATGGTCGGGAGCAATGTTTTACGGAGGGACCTCTAGTGGCAATCTCCTTGTCCTTGCTAACGATGACGATGGTGATGACCCGGCTAAATACGAGGGCACAGAAGTGACAGCCCTTGAGCCTGGGTCAGGCTCAATTCCCACTAACGGAAAATATCCTGTTGTATGGCAGAGCCGGCTTTGGCTTTATGACGACTCGACCGCCTATTTCAGCGTGGTAGATAATTGCGAAGATTTTACTACCGGCAATGGCGGTGGGAACATCACCGTCGCCAAAGGAAATGACGGGGACATCACGGGCGCAGCGGCCTTCGGAAACAACTTGTTTATTTTTAAGCGAAGCAGTATATATCG